CTCGTTTGCGTAGATTGCTTGCGAGTTATGATTGACACTATTCCTATGTATGTTCCTGAACCGGAACAACGACGAACAGATATTCGGCTTTCAGCACAGTTAAAGTCTTTTGAAGCACAAGCCGACAGACTGCTTTCGCAGGTTGCTGAAAGAGGGGGCAGTGCATTTGCCCTTGACTCAAGCAATTCTCGGATGGAAGATGTATGACGGACTATACATGGATTGGTGCTTCAAGTCAAACGGCTTCGACGGCAGGCAATTGGGTTCCATCCGGCCCTCCCGGCGCATCCGATAAGGCAATTTTTGATGCCGCCGCTTCACAAAACTGCAATTGGGATATTGCTTCTGTAAATGAAATCGAAATCCAATCAGAATACAATTATACAGTGGATTTTACGGTGAGCGTTGCTTTGAATGGTCTTAAGGTAAGCAAAGCATCATCTATTAAATGCACTATTGCTTCAGGGCTTTCTTTTTTAGGAACGCCACCCTATAAAAGCAATTCATGTTTTGTTGAAAACGGAACAAGCGAAAATGTGTTTTATGACGCATTAAGCCGTGATAATTTGATTTATTCCTTTGCCCATTCATCGGGAACGCTTTATTTTGATACGGGGTATTATCCTTATGTCAAACTCGGCGGGTCTGCTTCGTTTAGCCCTCAATATGTTGCGCCAACCGTTGCAGATTCAACCGATGTGAATATGCTTCAATTGACTGTTGATGCTGGCGTTGGGGCGTTTGAACCAGCCTCGACAACGCCAACAGACAACGATAAAGCAAAGCGTTTTCTTTTTAGCGCAACCACTTCTGAAATTGTGATTGTTGATGGCTTTTCAGCGTTTGATGGTGGCTATGCAACATGGGTATTTCAAGCAAAAAGTGCTGGCTTTCTTATCCCCACATCAAACCTTGTCGAATACAACAATTGCACATTTTCATTTTACAAAATGATAATTTCAGCAACGGATGATGGGGCAGGTGCATGGGCTAAAATTGCTCAAGGCGCACGACTACGCTTGAATGACTTTACCGTTGAGGTGGGTGCATCTGTAAAGGGCGCAGGGCCGTCTGCAATCCATCTAATCAACCGACCGACCATCAAAGGCACTTGGGGCTTTTTCCCCGTTGCTGACGGCATCTATCACCACAAAGAAGGTGAATTGCTTGGCGTTGCTGATGGCGGAACAGGATTAACCAGCATTCCCGAAACATACATTCCTTTTGGCGGAGAGTCAAATGCACTTTCGACCTCTTCCCGCTTGACATTTGATAGCAACCTTAATGAATTGACGATTGACGGAAAATTGACGGTTTCAGGATTGATTGACCCAACAGGGCTTGAATTAACTCCCGTTGCCGCAAATCCCGGTGGCGTAGACGCAAACACGCTATGGCTTGATAGCGCCGATAGCAACAAATTAAAATTAGGCTCAACAGAAGTCGGCGGAGGCGGAGGTGCAGAAACAGACCCCGTATTTACCGCATCACCAGCCGCTTTAATCACAAATGCTGGTTCGGGCGATGTGTCGCAGGGCGATACCGCTTTTGGTTGGGGCGACCACGCAGGGCTTTACGCTACGGCGGCTCAAGGTGCATTGGCTGATACCGCCCTTCAATCAGCCTCCGATATTGACATTTCAGCCTTAACTGCAAATACGGCAATTGCCGATGCAGACCTGCTTCTTCTCGACGACGGGGCAAACGGCACAAATCGCAAAATTACCTTCACCGAAGTCAAGGAATGGATTCGTGGCGATGGTGTGCTGGTCGGTCGTGATGGTGGGGTCAATGAATTGAGGGTGCGAGACTCTCGTGATGATGGCGAATTGTTGCCCGATTCGGTGGCCGACAAGACTGTTTCATTTGACTTCACCGACGACCTTAGCACCTACACACCGAGCGCATATTGGTCGGGGGTCATAACAATGAAAGGATGGGGTGGCTCATACCGAGCCTTTCAATTGCTTTCGTCGGCATCCAGCGAGGGGACTTCGGCGGTTGATACCGAGCCGCTCTATTTCAGAAGCGGAGAAGATAATGTGTGGGGCGCGATGCGTGAAGTCTTGACATTCCCCGGAACAACGCCAAACGCTGACGGGGCGGCAAACCAAGTGCTTCAAACAGATGGGGCAGGAACGCTTTCATGGGTGGATTTACCCGCAGGTGGCGGAGGAACGCCATCGGGTGTGGCTGGTGCTATCCAATTCAGCGACGGTGCGGCCTTCGCCAGCGACGACGCAAACCTGCACTATGACGACGCAAACAACCGATTGGGCGTTGGAACAAACACGCCAGCACATACGCTTCATGTCCACGGAGTCGGGAGTTATCCCATGCGAGTTCAGGCAAATCAAGGCAACCTTCGGATGAATCAATACGGCCACCTTCACATTCAAAACGATAACTCTTCCCCAACCGACGGCGACACCATAGATGACCCCATTTGGTCGGTCGGCCAGCGTGATGGAGGGCAATTTGACATAGCCTTCGGGAATGCAAATCCCGATTTGGTTTCCTATGCCGACCAATTGTTTGTTTTACAACGGGCGGGGAATAGCGCGACGGGGCAGAAGCAAATCGGATTTTTGGGGGCTACACCAACAGGGGCAATTGACGACGGCGCAGGTGCGGCACTACAACCTATCCTTCCTACGCTTCCAACACCGACCCCAAACGAAACGGCTCTTGCTCAACGATTGGATGCAATTCTCGCTGGACTTCAAACGCTCGGACTCTTCCTATGAGGTGAAAACATGGATAAATGGCTCGATAAATATGTTGCGCAAACAATGGACTCGCAGGTGTTAAGGAATGGGATTTTTGATTCGGATTTGGAAACGCGCTTGTGTTGGAATGCTATTGCTATTGTGCTGGCCGTTTGCTATTTGCCGACAATTCTATGAGGTGATAAAATGACAAAAAGAAAAGGAAAAATCGTGTATCAGCCACCCGAAAGGTGCTATACAAATGTGAACATTGAAGAAACACCGCATGGCTATCGTCTATTTAGGGACGGCGAAAGCCATCATTTTACAGTCATCCCGTTGTCAAAAGCGGTATCGGTGGACTATAAAGGAAGTGGAAAAAATGAATGAAGAATTGATGTTGCTTGCTGGCTTGGGTATTTTTGCAGTCGGATTTGGTCTTAAGCACTATCGGAAACTGCGCACAAAGGTCGAAGAGGCACTTGAGGATGGTGAATTGAGTCTTGATGAAGCCCTTGACATTGTGCAGTCCGTCGAAGAAACCATTGAAGAAGCAAAATCCTTGCCTTCTCCTTCTGCTATGAAGCGTATGCGCAAAGACGAATTAAAAGCATTGTGCGCAAAACATGAAATTGACGCAAAAGGAACAAAGGATGAAATTATTGCACGGCTTAGGGAGGCTCTTGAATGACGCATTATTGTGAAGTCGCTGATGTTGGTTCACGCCTTTCCCTTGATAGTGCGCAACGCACACGGGCAGAAAACCGAATTGAGCGTCATATTCGTCAAGCCAGCATTGAAATAGACCAATGCTTTCTTGAATACGGACGGGATGAACCAAGCGTTGCTATTGCAGAATCAACCCTTGATGGTGCAATTAGCGCAGGCGCAACAACCATAACGCTCACCGATGCTTCTTCCTTTTCAGCAAGCGGCAGTGGAAACATTGACAGTGATTCTTTTTCGTGGACGGGCAAATCCAGCAACGACTTGACAGGATGCACGGGTATTTCATTTAATCATCATAACAATTCAAAGGTTCAAGAAGGAAAATATGCTCATGTTGTGCGTGAAATCTGCGCAGACCTTGCGACGGCTTCATACCTTGAGGACGAAGGCACAATGCAAACAAATGCAGACGGTGGGCTTCGTGGGCAAGCACTGCGAAAGCGTGGAATGAATGCCCTTATGCGCCTTGCGCACATGGGAGAGGCTTAAGGATGCAAACGCACACACGACGAGGCTCGACGGTTGAGTTCAAACTTACAACCGATGATTCGGGTCTGCGTCGTGCATTGGCTTTTATGGGTCGTGAAGGTGGAAAACGCCTTGATGGTTTGATGAAGCAAATTATTGACGAAGAAGTGGAACGAGCAAAGTTAAGGCTCAAAATGATGGCGAGGGCGCTTGCTGGTGTAAAAGTCCCGCAAACAACGCTTTATGTCCCAATGCGCAGATTCAAACAGTCTAAAAACATTCATGTAAAGGTGGCCGACGCATTGAAAAACGAGCGTGTGCGAAGCAAACATTACACTGTCCACACGGGAAACTCTTTGAACGAAGCCGCCGTTGGTGTTCTCGGTCAAAGGGGCGGTCGTCTTGCGCACATTGTAGCAAAGGGTATTGACCCGTTTAGATACGGCAACCTTCCCACGACTGTTCGTTCAAGCACTGCGTTTTATGCGGCTACGGGACAACCGGGCGGCGTTTCCTTTTGGATGCGTATGCGTGGCTCTCATCCGGGTTTCTATCAAACATTTGACTACATCGGCACTGTCGAGCAAATGTCAAAGAAGCAATTTCAAGAAGTCGCACCTGTGATGATTAAACAGATGGCTCGCCAAGCAGGCTTTGCAGAAGTTCCGACAAAATCCAAACTTTCATCTAAGGTTAAGGGTCAAGGAGTTATGTTTGCGAGAGGCGGTGAATGAAAATGACGGTATCAAGGCAAACAGATTATTGGACTGCGCGACTTAACGGCCAAGACCCCACTTCTCCCGTTGGGATGAACAACACTGCATGGTCGCTTGACAGTGGCGATGCTGGCGATGGTGTTTCACAAAATGGGTATTGGCGCATAACTTCCTCAAGCGGAGGGCAGTCATGGAAGCAAACCGTCGCTGATGATGATAACGACTTGACTCTCATCTGCGCAATCCATCAAGAATCTGCGCCCGATGCCGATGAAGTGATAATGACTCTCGACAACGGCACTTATCGGGTTGAGGTTCAAATTATTGACATTCATCAAGTGAAATTGGTTGGAAGCACTGCCGTTGAAAGTCCAAACCTTGATTTTGAAATGGGTGATGATGCCGCCGTTCCCATTATTTTGCGTTTGACTCTCACCAATGACGGCACTGCTCGACTGTATATGGCTGAAATAATTGAGGATGATGACGCACAACAACACTACCTTGAGGTTTCTGCGCAAAGCAGTTCTGCGCAGGGCGCTTTTTTCGGAACGACTACGGGAACGGTTGATTTTTACAGTGTTTATTTTACGCCTCATGGTGCTTATTCCCCCGATGAAATGGATATGTCCGATTTTATTTCACACAGTCTTTTGCGCACAGGTATGAAGGTTCGTGATGTTCTGCGCAATAGCAATCGTTTGTTTCTCAAGACTCATGTTGGAAGCGCAGGAATTAACTATGCGTTTGATTTGTCAAGCGACTCGATGATGAACCGCTATCAATCCCCATCAGTCCATGTGATGATTCAAAAAGCAGACTCCCCGGAGTTTTTGACTCTATCGGGAACACGAACCGACCAGCGATACAATGTGATGATTTTCGTTTCAGCAAAGGGAACAAATTATGAGAATGCTTATCGTCTTGCCGCCTCCATTCTTGGTGAAGTGTTTGATGAATTGTATGTGAACACAGGCTTGGACGATGGTGTGGATAGTCTGCTTGGCTACACTACAACCTTTGACTCAAAAGTGGACGACGATGAAATTGTTTGCATTCACACACTGTCCCTTGAATACATGAAGAAAATCCGAATGTTCTATCGTGAAGCATGATATAATGTTTTTAAGGATAACCTTCATAAAGCAAACCAACCCTCTTTAGGGCATGACGAGCCACCAATTGCGCTATTTGACAATGGCGAAAGAAGGCACATACAATGATTCAAGCACCGAAGTCAATGTTTATGTTGGTGAAGTGGAAAGCGAATCATATCAGCAGTCCTATGATGTGCTAAAGCGCAACGACATTAACTATTATGGCGCACGAAAAGCCATTGTAAGCAAAAAAATCGCAGAAGGCTCTTTTACCTGCGCACTACAACCCGACGCATTCGTTTTGTGCGCACTTCACGGTATCATGGGCGTTGATACGCCTTCGACGGACAGTGGCTCAACGCCGACTACCGACGAGCGCCGCTTCACTGAAATTGCATTGACAGCAAGCACCGAATTGCCTTCCTATACGATTCGTGTTGGTCGAGATGACTACGAACACATTTTCCCCGGTCAAGTCATTGAAAGCATCGCCGTTTCTGCAAGCATTGGCGAATACGCTATGCTGACCGTGAACACCGTTGGCGCAGAACAAGAGGATGCAGAAGGAACGCTTGAAACGACCTATGTTCCCGACTACACGGGCGATGCCGCACACTTTGCTGGCGCTTATGTCAATTTTGAATCCGTCGCAACCAACAGTGCGTTTTCAAACATGGTTCAAAGCATTGACTTTGAAATCAAGACAAACCGTGATATGGATAACGCATATAGCCTCGGCAGTGAAACCTGTGTGCGTGCGCCACCTATCACCCTGCGAGAAGTGAGCGGTTCAATCACCTTTCACAAAGCATTGGACTCAACCGACAGTGCAAGCGGTGCGCCTTATTTTGAGGAATTGCGAGCCGCAACCGCCGCAGGCGGAGAAGCATTGTTTGACCCAAGCGGCGCTGATGTTCCCGCACTATCCGCTTTGTTCCGTGTGGACGCAAATAACTTCATTCGCTTTGACTTTGCGCGAGTCATTTATGAAATGCCTGAAACCTCGGTATCAGGTCGTGATTCGCAAACTATGACCGTCAATTTCCACGCACTATGGGAAGATGATGCAAGCGGTCGTGATGGAATGGTTGAAATCACGGCTAAAGGAACGGGCGCAACAGATTATGATGCTTGAGGTGGGTTAAGTGCCTATCACAGACCCTTCCGCAGTCGCAACGACAACCGTTCATGGAACGCATTTAACCATTGGCGCTTCCATCGAAGGAGTCCTGCAAGGTCTTAACGCAAATAGTGAAGTTATTGACATTTCAGTGGTTCGCAGGGCAGTGGGGAATAACTACACTGCCTTCATCACTTATGAAGAAGCACCAGCCGCACCTTGAGGTGAATAGTCCATGATGAGCAAAAGAAGTCGCTCATTGGATAGCATAGAAGAAAAGGAAAGTGAATACAATGCCTGTATTGAAGAAAGAGATTGAATTAGATAACGGAAACATGATTTGGGTTCGTCAAGCATCAGGTCTTGACAAATTGAAAATTGAAAACATTCAGCAACGGGTTGCTCGGCAATTCCGCCACTTTGGTCTTGACCCGACCGAATGGACTCCCGAACAACACGAAGAGTTTGCCGTGGCTATGGATGAAGCGGGTGCTGGAATTGAAGCACAAATCCAAGCATGGATTCCCAATTGTATTTTGACCGAGGACTTCGACATTAACACTTTGACGAGCCTTGAATTGATGGATATTCTGCGCTTTGTGCGTGGCGACACTTTGGAGGGCGCAGTCCCTTTGGCTTAATTGGGCGTGTAGCACCAACACTATGTTCAGCATTCAAAGGAACACTACCAAGCGACCTATTCAAGCGTTATGATGATGAAACGGGATATGAAATGCTTCAATTTGACATGATGGTTGCGGCTGAAATATCCGACAGAATCAAAGAACAACACGACGAAGCAAATAGCAAAATAGACGGAAAGCGAGCAGTCGCACGAAGGAATCAAAAAAGAGTCGAGCGCATATCACAAAAGGACATGGGAAACTTCATGCAACAATGGGCTAACGGTGAATAGGAATGGCGAGAGTCGGTGCGGCAAGAGTCTTTTTCGACATTGTAGGGACTTTTCAAGCACAATCCCTTCTCGGTGATACCGAGGCCGCTACAACGGCTCAACAGGCTATCCTGCTTGACGCTATCGGCGGGATTAGCGAAGCCTTTGATGAAATGTCCCAATTTATTTTGCAGGCCACACAAGAGGTCGTGGATGCGTTTTTTGAGCATGAAGAACAGTTAATTCGTGTGCGCAAGTTTTATTCGGGTGGGAAAGAAGAAGTCGAGCGATTTGCTGATGCCGCTATTGGGCTTGGTGAGGCATTTGCATTTTCAGGCGACCAAGCACTTGCCGCCAGCGCACGGACTGCGCAGTTAAAGGGTGTTCTTGAATCCCAAGAAGCCATTATTGAAGCAACCCGTGGTGGTTTGCTTATGGCTCAAGTCGGTGAAATGGAAACCGAATTGGGTATGAACCGTTTTATTGCTCTTGCGCAACAGACGCAGTTTATGTATGGTGGATTGACAAAGGCTCAATATGACGCATTGGATGCCGAGCAACAGGCAAACATTGTGCGTGGGAATAGCATTCGTGTTCTCGACCAATTGAACACCGTTGAAAACTCATCGGTGGCTATCATGGAGGACATCACCTTTGTCCTGAACCAATTCGCCAGCCAAGCAGATATTGCAGGTGAAAGCATTGGTGATATGGCCGCTATGTCAGCACTGTTGCTTGAAACAGGTGAAGAAGTGAGCCGTGCGGGAACAGGTCTGCGTATGATTTATCAGCGCATCGGAAACGAAAACAGTGATGCCGTTAAAGCACTGCAAGAATTGATGGGTGGCGTTGATGCCTCCGTCATCACGCAAATGAAACTTTCCGAGATTATTAGCACAATTGGCGATGACTACGCCAACATGACAGGTGAACAAAAGCGAAACCTTGCCGTTTCAATCGCAGGTTCTCGCCACTATGTTAAGTTCCTCAAATTGATGGAAAACCAGCCACGGTTGCTTGAATTGCAGACCGCCGCATATCGGGGTCAGTTTGGCGCAATTGATGAGTTTGAAAATAAAGCCGACAGTCTGTTCTTTAAGCAACAACAACAGGAAGCCATTGTTAAGAACCTGCAAGTCGAAATCGGTGATAAATTGGCCGATGCCTATATGACAGGCGCACTTGCGCAGGAAGCGTTTTTGCGTGGAATGAATAAAATCACAGACTTTGGAATTGGAGAAGATGTTATTAAAAACTTCATTCAATTGTCCTCAGTCTATCAACAAATCGTTGCACCAATGACAAATGTTTCTATGCAAGCCCTTAACATGGTGATTGCATTCAAAACACTTCAAGCGGTTATGACCGCATCAGACCCCGCTTTTTACAACAAGGCTCAAGGCTACCGAAGAACCCGCCAAGAGATGCAATTTTTGAATGCGGCAACGCATGAGTTTAGCATTAACAGTGTTATTAACATGGATAGGACGGCACTTTCCGCAGAAAATTATGGAAACCAAGTTTCTGAAATACGCATGATTCAAAGCATCCTTAACGATGAATTGACAGAAACCACTGCAAAAATGAATATGGTAAATGCCGCAACCAATGCTATGCACGGTGCTATGGGCAAAACCAAAATGATTTTTGTTGATACAAGCGTTGCCGCTTCGGGAATGATGAATGTCGAATCAGGCGCACTTCTTACGCTTGAAAATATGTATCAGCAACACCGAGCAACACTTGCTGATGTGGAAGCAAAGCGCACAATCATAAATCTCAAAATGAAACACTATGTCGCACTATCCCAAGAGGAAAAAAATGCAATTCTTCAATTGAACATTTTTAATGCGCAGGGAACGGCTGGAATTGTCGAGCGCAATAAAGCGCAAACGACGCTAAACGACACAATGGCGCGTGAAGTCGCACTTCTCAATTCAACATTAACGCTTTCCCGACCATTGACGGCGGTTGAAAAGCAAGGCATCAATAATGAAATTGCTCGCAACAACACAACAATGGCTACAAATCAAGCACGAATCAACGCCATTAACACAACACTTCTTCTTTCTGATGCAGAAAGCGACTTCACTGCTGAAATCACGGAAGAACGAGCCGCACTTCAAGCAAATAACACAACGCTTCAACAACGCAACATGACTTTGCGCACAGGTCTTTTGGCGAGCGAACAGGCCGAGCAAGCAAACAAAGAATACGCGGCATCTATTGTGATGGCTAATGGCGCAGAAAGAATGAGCATCGGGACAAAAATCAAATTGACTGCAACAAATATAAAAGCGGCATTTTCGTTTGACGCTATACACAAGGCGCTTCTGCCTATGTCAATTCTTCTTCCCTTTATCGTGGACTCCGAGCATCAAATGGAGGCAATTATTGCTGGTGTAGCCATCACTACCTTGTCAATGGGAATCCCTGCTATGAAGGGTCTTGGCGCACAAATGAAAGCAAACGGGGTTGCCGCCACAGTTATGACGGGCGGTTTGAATATCCTTGCCGCCGGACTTATCACATTTGCCGCATACATGGGCGTAAAAGCCCTTGCTGGCGACAATTTTATGAAAGGCGCTCTTGGGAATGTCGAAGAGTTTAACACCGGGATTATGGGCGCAAATGACATTCTCGCTACGCTTGGTGAGCGCACCGAAGATGTTTATGCTGGCGTTGTGGATAAAACCTATCG